TTGACAGTCTAAATCAAGGTATAAAGGGAAAAGTAATGGGACCCCTTTTAAAAAAAAGGGGGTTGGGGTGCGATGTTTCGTCACGTTTGAGATTGGGTTTGGGTCCTACTTAAAAAATTCTGCGACATTTTGTCACAGTGATGTAATGCCGCGCGAAGCGCGGTGCGACATTTTGTCGCAGTGTCATTATGTCACATTGACAGCGCGAAGCGCGAGCCGCGACACTTTGTCACATTGACAAAATGCTGCGACATTATGTCACATTGACTATTATTCACTTGACATAAAATAATCAACAGCTTTTTGTGCTTGTGCTGTTGCACCAGTTAAAAAAGTATAATCATTATTTAAACATTGTATCCAGCTGTTTAAATATTTAGCGTGATTATCTCTAATTGTTTTAGTAAAATTAAATTCATGACTAAATAATATTGAACCAATTTCTGCAATTAATTCTTCATAAGCATAAGATTTTTTATTGCCAAATATAAAACCTTCATTTGCAAATTTATCTTTACGATTTAATCTATCTTCATGTCCTGTTGCATGAGTTAATTCATGAAATAAAGTTGAATAATAATGTACTGTTGCATCACTTTCTTTAGTGTCTTTAAAATTAGATTTTAATTCCATATTAATAAAATCCTCAGACGGTTTATAATAACAACCGTTACCATCAGTATGTTTAATTTCAACTTTAGTTGATTTTACAAAATTATCAATCTCAGTAATTGAGTATTGTTTACCAGTTTTAAATATTGCTGGTGTGAATTTTGATTCTGTTAAATCAACTTGATCAATATTAAACACTTTAGAATAATTTAAAACACAACCAGCATAAACGTCTTTTTTTGGATCAATTTTAGATTTTTCCATAATCGGTCTATAAAATACAATTGGTGTACCAGTTGAGCCTTTTTTAACTTGAGCATTTAAACTAGCCCATTGTTTATAACTTGCAAAAATTGGGCTTGAATATTCTTTTTGCTGTGTTTCATAGTTAAGCATCAAAAAATTAATTCCTTTATATCTTTTATTAGTTGATGCATTTACTGGCATTGAATTTCTTTTAAAAATGCAGTCCCAGTTAGTACCATTTTTAATCATCGCTTGAGCCAAATTACCAGCGAAGTCCTGTAAGTATTGTTTTGTTTTTGACATATATTCTCCTGTATTTTTTATAGTGTAATTATACCAAAATTTAAATAAAAAGTAAATGGTCAATAATGTCGCACCTTGAAATAGCCTGCGACACCTTGTCATATTTTAATTTCCTATCAGTATGATAATATTAGATATTATGTTAAAATATATAAATCAAATAAACAAAGCATTAAAAATTGGTGATGAGTTCACTATTTATTATGCACCGACATATACTAAAGATGGTCAAGATCAAACCTCAGTATATGAAGAGCATCAATACGAAGTCAATTCAAGATTGGCAAGATGGGACGAAGGTTGCAAAGTAAATAAAACTGGCTCATTGACCTATTTTGATGTTGAAAAGAATTCCCATAGGACAGCAATCCAAACATTACAACCTGTGAGAATTTATTTAAATAAACAAATGTATGTTTGGAAGGAAGTGAAATAATATGAGTAAAGACTTATATTTTGTAGTAAGAGTTTGGTATTTTGATTATAAAGATACTGATAAATATCAATATAGCATAGTATCAGATAGGGCTTATCCAATGGACAAGGCAATTGATATTAAAATGGCTCAAGATATTATGGAAACTAACCCAAATATTAGTTTTCAAATTCAAAAAGTCGATTTAATGGACTTAGGTAAAAGTAAAATTGCAAGTTAGTCAATAAGACATAATAACCCAGCGACAATTTGTCGCTGGGTTTTTTCTTTTTTTTATTTTGTGCTTAAGCCTCAAGCACCGAGCTTTAAGCTACTTAATTACCACAAAATTTTTTGCATCTTTATCTTTATCCACAGCGAGACAATTAGTTTTTCTGTACCCACCCTCATTATTTGCATCTTCTTCATAAGTTTCAAGTGCTACCTTGTAATCACTAGGAAACTTTTGTAGTTTCCTAATGACATCTCTAACTTTCAATGACATAACTTACTTCTTCGGGTTTGGTAATGCTGGAAGTTTTCTTTCCCACGACACACCAACCATTTTAAATAAATTATCAAGTGTATTTTTTAATTCGTCAGATACACTAGCCTCTTTAACTTTATCTTTAGCACTCTCACGCAACGCTTTAAGGTATGATAAGCGTTGTCCTTGTGGCGTGGTTTCAGCAAATTGTTCAGCTTGTTTTTCTGCCCACTTCTCTAGCTGACTAACACAATCATTAACAGAAATTTTATCCTTTTCATCTCTATCAAATTTATATTCTTTCGCTTTGCTGTATGCTACAATACTAGACGCTTTATTATTAAAAAACATATACGCCTGTCTTGATGCCACTCGTTTTTCTTCTTCAGCTTTTTTAAGTCTTGCTATGACTTTATCTGCACCTATTGACTTACTAAACTTATCTACTCCTTTATCCAAGATTTTGTTTATCGTAGTCTTTAGTTTCAGTTCTTCTCTTTCTATCTCAGGTTCTAACAACTTATCTATTTTTTGCTCAAAGTGTTCACGCTGATGTAGTTTGAGTTCTAGTCCTTTACTCATATTACCTTTCCTGTTTTTTGTTTATTTGTCCTATATTATATTAGATTACACTTAAAAGTCAAATGACAAATTGACGCAGAGCTGTGACATATTGTCGCTGCGACAATTTAGTTCTTGACACAAGATGTAGTGCGACATTTTGGCTAAAATTATTTTTATCTGTGTCATACTTCTGCCACATTTCTCCTATATAATATTGGCATGTTAAATAAAAATAAAAAACATACAGAAGAGTACGAGGCTGAAGTAGTTAGAAGAATGCGTGGGATAGAAGACGCAAGAGCTGAAAGAGAGCTGAAAGAATCCCAAGAGGAAAGAGCTACCAGCTTTACAAACAGTTTTGAAAGTGGCGAGCTAGTTAGCTAGTCTCTTTTAAAAAGGATCAGTTGCAACCTTTGGTACTGTCGCAAGATAGGTAACACCCACAAGGTGCTGATCCCTGATCCATTGTGTTGGAAATGGCGTTGGAATGTCCAGCCAGAGAAATCTGTTTGCCATAAGACAATGGATCTGGGATTAGTGGGTGACGCGTGTGTAGGAATTAACCTACCAATTATGGAAAGTATTCCGCAACTCAGTCACTAATCCCTGATCCATACGGTATCGCGCCCTTTAGGGATAAGCCATATGTCAGTATGGATCTGGGATCAGTCAACGCGCCGCCGCCGCTAGAACACAGACAGTCTGGCGTTGGCTGGTCACTTTAGAATAATTCTAAAAAATAAAAAAAGCTACAAGCCTCAAGCCACAAGCCACAAGCCACTGCGACATTTTGTCGCGCGTCATTATATTCCTTGACACAAACTGCGACAATTTGACCATTGACTTTTGTAATAGTATCCTATATAATATAGGGGTCATTTACGACAGAAAGAGAGAAAAAATGAGTACAAGAAGTAATATAGCAATAGAAGACCCAAAGACAAAGAAGGTGAAAGTAATATATGTCCATAGTGATGGTTATCCCTATGGTGTTGGAAAATGCCTAGTTGATCATTACAACCATTATGATTTAGCCAAACAACTATTTACAGAAGGAGACGCCAGTTATTTAGGTGATACTTTTGGAGAGTGTAGTTTTTACGGTCGAGACTGGGACAGGAAAGAAGAGCCAGCCAGAACCTACAGAGATGAGTGGATGTTTATGAGAGATATAAGCGGAGATCCTTTTATCGAATATATTTATATATTCAAAGAAAATAAATGGCATGTATCCGAATTAAAAACAGCGGATACTAAAAACGGTTATGAGAATTTTGTCGGTTATCATACCAAGTTTGAGCCTGTGATTATGAACAAGGAATATATCAAATACAAAGACAAGCACGAAAAACACGCTGAGGTTAAGATGATCTCTAAAATTGGAGACATGTTAAAGGGTGCAGGGTTTGACGGCGACAACATAAGCATACAAGGTGGAAAGGTAAAGAAAGCAAACTAATGAAAACAGAGGACGCTCTTAAAATAATAGGCGGCAGCCTGAGCAAGCCAAGCAAAATGCCGGGATGGTCAATAGGCCTCCCGGCCAAAGAATGCAAAACAGGTTCAAAACTCCGGAAGGTTAAGGGTTCAACTTGTTATGATTGTTATGCTCTTAAAGGCTGTTACGTATTCCCGGTTGTTCAGGATGCACAGTATCGGAGATTAGCAGCTATAAAAAGCACGCAATGGGTTGAGGCTATGGCTCATTTAATAAATTCTAAAAAGCCCGATGTCTTTAGATGGCACGATAGCGGTGATGTCCAGGATCTGGATCATTTATTTAAAATATACAAAGTATGCGCAAGAACACCAACTAAGACACACTGGCTGCCAACACGTGAGGCATGGGTCAAGGACCATGTATCACAAGCGCCAAAAAATTTAACAATCCGATTTAGTATGCCGATGATTGACCAAGCGGCAGCTGGAGGCTGGGCCAACACGTCAACAGTTGTCTCAGCCGGAGCCACGTGTCCCAGCGCACAGCAGGGCAATCAATGCTTAGATTGCAGGAATTGCTGGAATAAAGAAATAAAAAATATTGCATATGGTAAACATTAACCAAAGCCCGCGAAGCGGGCGACAAATTGTCGCGCGACAATTTGTCCTATTGACTGCGACAAAAAGCCACAAGCCACAAGCCTCAAGCATCAAGCGCCAAGCGCTGCGACATTATGCCACATTGACACAAAATGTAGGGGTGCGACAAAACGCGTTTAAAAGAATTTAAAGATTCATGATACAATATCATTTTAAAAATAAAAAAGGAGAACTGTATGAAAAAACTAAGAGAACAAATAAAAACTGCAGGGTTCACGTATGAGCGTGAAGAGAAAGCAGTTAAAGCGATCGAAGAGATCTTTAGCCTTGTCGGCTCAAGAGACTTTGCAGGTTTACATAGACTTACAAAAACGAAGCTTGGGTCAGCAATGCTGGACCTGGCAGAGTGTTACGGCGAGTTCACAGAAGGCAGCATGGCCGACTGGCACTGGTCCACGAACCGTGATGGAGAAATCATCCGGTACGCACGTAAGTTTGATCCTAACCAACCTATCATCCCCAAAGATTTTTAATCCTACCTGTTACCCAGGGCCCGCGCAGCGGGTCCCGGGGGAAGAGAAAAATATGAAAGCCCCAAGCGCCAAGCTCCAAGCTGCGACATTTTGTCGCGCGACATTTTGTCCTATTGACACAAACACCAAGCTCCAAGCACCTGCGACAATTTGTCATATTGACAAGAGATAATCGATAGAAGCCTCAAGCCCCAAGCAACAAGCTTCAAGCCCCAAGCCTCGCTCTGCGAGTTCCCGGATCTTCGAACCACGGTACATGGATACTGAAAAAGTTTTGGAAGCCCTAGGACCGAGGGCCTGGGCTATGATAAAAGTATTGCGTGGATGTTTCACGTGGAACGCAATTTGATGCGGTGAAAATTTTAATTTTTTCCCCTTTGTTACTTTAAGTTCTACTGTGAAAAAGGTCCCAGAAGTATTATAGCCCAATAGATCAGGAGTGCCAAGAGAGCTATAGTTTTCAATTCTAATCCATGAAATTCCCTTAGATTTTTGACGCAATTTTTTATATAATTTTGCCTCTGGGCCCATGTCTTAATCGAGGTAACTAGTGCGCTCATTAGAAGTCGTTCATGAGCTTATCTGGCATTAGTATCTTAGATTCCTTTACTGTTTTTAACACAAGTCTATGTGCAGTGTGCACTCTATTATGGCCTATGATTGGTTCGGAGTGTTCTTGTACTTCCATTCTTCGAATCTTGTGAAGCTTTCCATTTACCTCTACCATTATGATTGCATTAGAAATTGCATTACCTTGTCTACCCACAGCATTAGACTCTGTAAATTTAGATAAGAACTCCTGCAAATCCATTACTCGCATTTACAAAGTCTCTCTTTCAGGTCGTCAATTTCTGCAACAAGTCTTTTGTTGTCAGTCTCTAGTTCAGTAACTCTTTTTTGAAGAGTGCCATTTAATATTTGATGAGAATTATCTATAGTTTTAGAATTAGCTATTTGTTTTTTTAAATTAGAAATAATATTCTCAAGATCGTTTGATCCTCTATCATTATTAATATAAATTTGTTTATTATCTTTCATATACTTGACTATTATAGCATTTTGAGGTAACATTGTCAACCATGTCGCAGCAAAAGAGATTAACAGAAATGCAGAAGAGGTTTGCAGAATTTATTGTATTCGGTGGACCTGATGGCCCTGTATCACAAATGGAAGCGGCTAAACTTGCAGGCTACAGTCACGCAAGAGCAAGAGTGGAGGGATCTGAATTGATGAGTCCACGACATTCTCCGTTAGTTGTAGCCTACATTGGTCAGCTCAAAGAAGAAAGATTAGCTAAACACCAAGTAACTTATGATGGACACTTAGCAGAGTTAGATAGAATTAAACAGGCGGCGTTGAAGAAGAATAGTTTTTCTTCTGCCGTAAACGCAGAAGTATCTCGAGGAAAGGCAGCAGGATTATACATAGAACGAAAAATAATAAAAACAGGCAAGCTAGAGGATATGACAGAAGAGCAACTAGAAGCCAAAATGAAACAAATTTTAGACGACTACGCACCATTATTAAAACCTAAAGAGGTAGAAGTCA